GCTTTTGGGTATCAGGCTCCATGCGCACCGTCAACTCCCCCCGAGGCTCTAGAATCGGCAGAAGCTCAACCCCCGTGCGTTTATCTATCTCGTCGTTAATAACCAAAGTATTCTGGCGTTGCTCATTCCAGTATTCGCCTATAACGCTAGCATAGCTAGATGCCGGTGGTTTAATCTCTTGGCGCATCTGGGTAAACTCTTTGACTAACCACTTAAATACTTTGCCGACGTCAATGTCAATCAAGCCAAGCCTACGTGCAAACATAGCACCGGCGATATTACATGCGGCTACGCCAGACCAAAACCGCTCTCGGTTTGTAAAGCCAATCTTACGGTCTATAAGAAGCTGGATATCCTTAACTTCCCTGATACGCTCTTCAAGGTTGCATACTAAGTCGCGGATGTATATACGCCCAGCGTGTCCGTAATTTGTATACAATTTTGGGAACAGCTCGTCAGCTTCTTCCTTTGTAAGTACCTTAGTCTCCGGAATGGTGTACTCAATAACCCGCATCAATTCACCATCAGCAGTTGCTTTAAGAGACTTCAACTTATCCACAGCCGATGCATTTGAGGAACACAGCAGCATAGTTTCCCATCTGGCAAAATTATTACGTTCGGCGTTCTCGTTAGACTTCATCCTCCCCCTGCCCCTACCCTGCGATGCTGCATAGGAAAGGTCTGAAAAATCTTCAGGGGTCATCTTAGTAAGTTCATCACACCCAAGCGCGAGATTATTCATTACTCCAAGGCGGTGTAGTTTCACGTTCATAGTATCGCGCTGAATTAGCATGATTTCTTCTGGGTGCCCGTAAACGCTATGCATCGCCTTAATTGCCGTGGTTTTACCAGTACCAGATTGGTTATTAATCATGTTGATTAACGCGCCTTTTAGGTTCAAGTGTTTCAGTAACGGTGCGCCGAAAGCAGTAAAAAACCCAAACGCCATCGGTTCTAAACCGGGCATGTCGTATACGTTAACTACCTTCTTCCATTCCTCCAGCGATCCCACAGGGATAAAGTAATCTGATAGAGGTGCGGTGTAACTTGATGGCGGGCTATATCTATCCCCATCTGCACATATCTCGGTATCGCCCACAACGAATGAACGGTTACCTTCAGTCCATCCAAATTGGGTTCTCATAATGTCTGCTCCTTCTCTACATTGAAGTTCTTTTGTAAATCTGACGATATATACCATGATAGCGTCCATCTGCTTTTTTAAGGCAATAACGCCATACCATGCTAGTTTCTCGCGCAGCTTCTCTGTTGTTAGTAAATCTACCGCAGGTAAAGCAAACTCCCGCACACCATCTTTAGGGGTATGCAGTCGCATCCAAACAACTTCACCATGCTGCGGGTCTTTCATACGCTTGACTACATATAAATCATGCTCGTATATAAGAACCGCCTCGGTATCGTCCTCGTCATCTGCCTTCCTATACACCCCACCGCCCTTACCACGAAAATATGGAAATGGGTACTCCGGTATGGTATAAGTTACTGGTTTAATAGCGTCTGACGCAGTAAACTGAACAACGTTATCTTCTGGCTCCGCTGCTATAACTTCTTGACCAAGCACAATAGGAGATGTGATCTTGCCTTTATTTGGACAGTTATTACAGCCATCGGGGTTGATCTTACTAAACGCGTCGCAAGTGTACGGCCCCTTTATCTTAGACGCTTTGTTTAAAGCCGCCGACTCCGAATACTCTGGATGCCTAAACGATATGTCGTGTACAGCTTTTTCCATATCCACACAATGCGCGGCTATAGATAATGCGGCTCTCCATCGAGGTTCCTCTAAAGTTTCTTGATCTGCAACCGCAGCAGCTAACTGTGGGCATGCACCGTCCTTCTCAACCTTCATCATTATGGTTGAAAACCGAGACTGCTTATTTCCCATCAATGATTTTGTTAACTCATTAATCTGAGTGCGGGCATACTCAGGGACTTCATCAAGAACACCAACTATGTCCTTAAACTCTTCATAGCTAGTCTCTGTACCGACACACATTAAAACAACATCTAACGGAGGATCGCCCTTCGTGTTAAAAGTTCCGGGTATCCTAAGAATAGATGCTGCATCGGAAGTACGCGCTGGGTCTGCATGCAAGCCACGCTCATGACAAATAGTTTTTAACCTATCTGCAATAGGCTTCCATTGCTGCCTAGTAATAGCTTCTTTAAGCGCCCAATAAACATGCACCCCGCGACCGGAATTTACTAACGTCGGCTTAGGTAAACCTAAATCTTCACAGAAGTATTTAAGGGCTTGTACCCCATCACCTTGTGATTCATATGGCTTACCTTCTCCGCAATCAATATCTAGCCAGAACGCTTTAATATTTTTAACGTTGTCGGCGGTGCGGGTGTTGTTTACTTCGTACTTAGAACAAGCAAAATAAACGTCATAGCCCTTTGATAGTAATTCATCTATTTCGCTATCTACTTCTTCTAGGGTTTGCGCGAAAACCTGCTTCGGCATTCCGGTCTTTTTTAATCCTATTACACAGTACCACCCCTCATCGGATAGCACTGCGGACAACAAGTCTGTTCTTGCCATTTTTATCGCCGCCAATGCCGGGGTTAAACGGAAAACTTAGCTTGCTTCAGCATGTCCCATATCTTTTCGGCGTTAGACTTACGAGGCGCCCATTCACCTACAAACCATTTGTAGATAGTCATCCTGCTAACGTTAAAGTATGCTGCAACATCAGAAACTGGTATTTCTTTTGCGATACAGAATCGCCCCAGCGCAACACCGGGGCTTTCCGTACTAGCCGCTAAGTTCGCTTTTATAATCCTAGAAGCGTAACCACGGTTATCCATGATTAGTCATCTGTAGACCAGTTATTAATTACATCAGCAAAGTCCTTTTTCGCAATAGGCTCTGCATTCTTTTTTGCCACGCGCTTAGTCGGCTCCGCGATTTCCTCTTCCGCTTCCACGACTGTAGTAGCTTTAGGAGCTAAAGCCTTTTTCTTGACCCCATCCGTAGATGCTGGAGTTTGCGCAATTGCCGCCTTAGCTGCTGGACTGTCACCCTTTTCACGGGCGGTTTCCCATTGTTCGCGGGTTAGAAATTTAATTGGCTTAAAAGTTAGTTTCGGCGTATCCGAATCAGAATCCAAACGCATCTCGGTAATCAGTGTATTAATATTCTTACCCTGCGAACCAACATATTTAGCGTATTGCTGGAAGGGCATCTTATCAATATCACCGCGACCAAAGATAGAAGTAGAAGGTAATGTAAGCTGGTATACATCGCCATCAATATCATCAGCTAATAGAACAGCCAAACGTTGTTGGAATCGGCATGCGCGAGAATCACCTTGGCCTGAACCTTTTATGTTCTGTGGGCATGACTCGCACGAACTACCTTGTGGGGATTCGATACTAGCGTCTGGGTTTTTACCATCGTTCGACCAGCAATCTGGTGCAGCGGATTCACCTGCTGCGTACTTACCGGCGTAGAACTGACGCGCTATATCACGACCACCATTAACGATGACGATGTTCATTGCACGGCCTTCGTTCTTTGCTACCTCTTCGCCTGATACCATAAGACGGAACACCCCACCGCGAATAGAAATACGCTTGGTTGTTGTATTGCCAGCAAGGGATTTTGTTAAGTCATCAAGCTCAACTTCTTTAAGGTAGTCGGGCAAATTGCTTGATTGGAACAGAGTAATATTACTCATTGTGTTTCTCCTAGTTACTTACGTTTGATGGTAAATTCATACTCACTATCGACATTCAATCCCGGAGGGTGTAGATCAGGATTCTCATCTATAAACTCCTTCATGTTTGTCTGGTGAATACGCTTTTCTAATAGCCCCATAGCACCGTTTTCGTGCATAAAATCGTAAAAGCTTTCCCAATCGTTAGTCCAGTAACGATTTTTAACTGTGCGATATGCGGTGTAGTCAGGGGTAGAAAAAGTTGTTGCGCCGGTTTCTTTTGACAATTCAAGTAGCTTGTGTTTTAGCAACTTCATTTGCTCTTCGAGTTCGGCAGTGCTGTCTTTGTAGTTGCGGTAAATCTCTTCTTTCTTGTCGCGTATTTTTACGTACGTTTCAATAATTTTGTTAATAGGAACTTCCATGTTTTTCTCCGTTAGCAAAGGTGGCTAATACCAACGTAGCTAGAGGCTGTCTCACATAAAGCAGTGTCCATCTTCAAAGGAGCAAAACAATGTAGCGGCGCTAACCCGTTACACAACCCCTAGCTATGTTGGTACTAGTTTTTTTATAATATCACTTATCTTGACAATGTCAAGAGCTATTCGTTTATTTCGTTCTTGTAGAGATCAATGATCTTAGAGTGAAATAGCAATTTGTTTTGCAACGCTGCATAGAGCTTCGCCTCAACAGGACTTCCCTCTATGTGCACTACAGTAACAGGATTCTTCTGCCCTTGTCTATGCACGCGGGCGTTTGCTTGAAGATAGTGTTCAATAGAGGTTATTGGAGCGTACCAGATAACAACATTAGCTGCGGTTAAAGTAACTCCATGTGCTGCGGCTTGCGGCTGAATTAATAATACTTTTAAATCAGCTTCTTCTTGGAATTTTTTAAATATCTCAGTACGCTTTGTTACAGAAACTTCGCCGTTAATTATTTCACAAGTTATATTATTTTTTGTTAAGAACTCTTTGAGTAATCCTATGGTGTGCGTAAACGGCACAAACACTAATACCTTATGAGTTGCCTCCTCTATAACTTCTTGCACTGCGTTTAATCGCGCCGAAACGTCAAATTCTACTACATTCCTAGTGTCGGTATAGACTGCGCCACCTGATATCTGTAATAGCTTAGTTAAGTTAGCGGCGGCGTTAACCGACGAAACATCTTCTCCTGCTGCGCTAATCAACATATCCTTCTTCAATTGCTTATAGTATTTAGACTGCTGTGGTGATAGCGGGGTAAACCGAGACACATGTGTCACATCTGGTAAATCAAGGCATTCGGCTTTAGTATATCGGATAGCAGGTTGCAGCATTGCGTGAACTACTTGTTCGGCATTTGATTTGGGTATCCATTTAAACCTAGTTAATTGCGTCATGAGGCTATCGCGGAACGCTCCGTAAATCATCGGTGCTTTTTCTGGCACACACATCTTAACTAAGCCATATGCATCTAAAGGAGATTGCGCGGCTGGAGTGCCAGTCATCATCCACATCCATGTTTTGCTGTTAACAATATCTTTGAGTGCTTTAAATCTTTTTGTGCGGTGGTTTTTATATGCGT